AAGATTAAGAATTTATGTTGATGGTGATTTAAAAGATACAAATACAGATGCTTCACTTGCAGCTTTAGCAGAAGCAGGAGGAGCAAGAACAACTGTTGGAGCATTTTGGAATGGTGTAGGCACCGTATATCAAGATTTCTTTGATGGAATAATTGATGAGCCGTTTATATTGAATTATGAGATGTCTTCAGATGAAATTAATTTACTTATGAACAAGAGATGGTGGGGTAGAACTTACTTTGATGGAAAACATCAACAAGGATATTATGCTTTATCTGGAAATAGTTTAAGTTATGCAACTACAGGTAATATAAATAAAGACCAAGGAACTATTGAAATATGGGTTTATCCAACTTGGGATGGGAACGATGGAATTGAACATGTTTTCTTTGATATGAAAGTAGCGGGGGATGCTGGTAATACAAATAGAATGAGATTTATAAAAGAATCAGATAATGGATTACAATTTTTATTAGGAGATTCTAATGGAATAAGTAATGAAGTGGTTTTTCCAGTAGATTCTAATAATTTTGCTAAGAACGAGTGGCATCATATAGCTGCAACATGGGATGGGATAGCTTATGTATTATATCTAAATGGGATATTAGTAGATGATAGTGTGACAGGAGCAGGAGAGGGAAAATTATTAAAATTAGCACCAACATTTTTTTTAGGAACAAGAGTAACAGGAGCACCAACAAGACCAGCCCAAGCAATGATAGATGAATTAAGAATATCATATAGACCACTTACTGCAATAGAAATTAAACAATCCTATGAAGTTGGATTAATGAATAGAACTCATACTATGGGAGAGAACTAAACAATGAAACCAATATTAATGTTAGTGTTAACAATTTTATGTATTGGAATAGTGTATGCTGGAATTACTGCAATAAGTAATTTAGAAGATAGAGATTTTAAGTTTAAAGTTGAAGAAGAACAAGGTTTTGATTTGAGCAACTGTTCAGGGATTAGTGTAACTAATTTAAAATATGGAACATATAGAGTTGAAAACTGCACAGTTAATCAAATAATTGGTTGGGACAATAAGTTAAATCAAAGTATTTATAGAGATGTTCAGACATCATTTGATATAACTATCACCCAAGAAGACACTTTAGAGATTGTACTTCAACTTAGAGAAGAAGTTAAAAAAGTAACAGCAAGACTTGACGAATTAGAAAAACCAGCACTAGAACCTTAAAAAATTAATACTTATAGTTGAGTGCGACAGCCACCTCTCTAAACTTGGGTAGGGATCGTACGCACACCATTTTTTGTCTAAACATTTAGTAGTAACTAATGTTTAAATAATACTTATTTTTTATTTGGGTATGGAAACGGTAAATAATAAATTAGAACGGTTAAGAGCAAAGGCAGAATTATTCTTAAAAGAGGATATAAAAGTCTTTCTTAAGACCTATGATAATGATTATTATTTCTGCAATATACTCCTAGTTGATGAAGACTATATTACAATTTATAATTTTAGAGGTAAAAGAAAAGGGGAGAAGAATAGACTATTGTGGTTGGATGTTGATGAATTGGAGGAATATAAGGAAGAGACAGAGGAGGTAAATAATTAATGGGAATTTGTTGGAATTGTGGAAAAGATATAACACTAAAAGAGGAAGAGGTTAAATGTGATAATTGTAGTCATATTGTGAACTACCCTTGCTATTATTGCAAAGAATGGTTTTCTATCTATAACGAAGAAACAGAAGAAAAAATAGATCAGTGTGCTGTGTGTGGTTATTATCCTTGCCCAAAATGTGGAACTTGTGAAGAAAATTGTTTAAGAGAAGTATGGCAAGAAGAGATAAATAAGATACTCGCACCAGAGATAAATTATTCTAATACCCCTTGTCTACAAATTAAAATAAATAAAATCTTAAAGTTTATAGAAGAAATAAAAATATCCCATGATAAAAAAACCTGCCCAAAAGGAGTTCCTATTACCTATGCAAAAAATAGAATAAAGACCTGTATTGCAAGGATGAAAGGATATAGAATTAAGAGTGATGGAGATTTACAAAAATTTAATGAAAGAGTTGAAGAAATTTTAGATAAAGAATTAGGAGAACAACTCACAATAACTTCTTCTCGCGAAGAAGGAAGCTATGGACAAGAATATAGGGATGTCTTTAATTATTGTATATGTGAAGGAATATTAAAAAAACAAAAAGTAACTAAGATAATAGATGGAATTGAAATGCAAATTGAAATCTATCGTAGAGTAAATAGAGGTCAATGTGAACAATTAGATTTAAAAGATATAATTTTTAAGAAATGCTATAGGTGTAAAAAAGAGTATCCATTAGATTCGCCATTAGAATATTGTGATTGTTATACCTACAAAAAAGGAAAAAATGAGGGACACTTTCCAACATTAAGAATCAAGCTATCTAATAAAAATACTTGCCAATTAAATAGAAACCTATTTGAAAAAGATGGTGAAAGCAAAACTACTTGAAAGAATTGATCGAGGATTGAAAGGAAAAAGAGAAACAATAGATGACCAAGAACTAGCAAAAGAAATAGCAGCGGATTTCATTAATGAAGATAGAGAAGAAAGAGGAGTTTTAATAACAGAAGTAGATAAAATAAAAGCCACAAAGGTTATCACACAGTATTATGGTAAAAAGGATTTAGCAACACAAATACTTAATGTGCAACCTTTACTCTATGATAAAAATAAAATATGGTGGTGCTGGAATAAACAGAAATTTAAGTGGATGATTGTTGACGAAACAGACATACTAAACTTTGTAGATGATTTAAGTCTAGCCAATACAATCAAAGCAAAGGAGAAGATGGAAATATTAGAGGCAATAAAACAGAGGAGTAGAAAGATAAAACCAAAACCAATTAAATTAACATGGTTACAATTTCATAATGAAATATTTGATATAAAAACAGGAGAGATATTTGTAGTCACACCAAAATATTTTGCAACAAATCCAATCCCCTATAAATTACATCCAGAAAAATTTGAGGATACCCCAACAATAGATAAAATATTTGAAGAATGGGTGGGTAAAGAATATGTTAAAACCTTATATGAAATAATTGCATATTGTATGATACAAACATATACCATCCACAGAATATTTTGTTTAATTGGTGGGGGATTAAATGGTAAAAGTTGCTTTCTAAATTTGTTAAGGAAGTTTATTGGGGTAGAAAATTGTTGTTCAACGGAGTTAGACACTTTAATATCTTCTAGATTTGAGGTAACAAGATTACATAAAAAATTAGTTTGTCAAATGGGTGAAACTAATTTTAATGAGATAAAAAAAACATCTATATTAAAAAAATTATCTGGTGGAGATCTTATTGGTTTTGAATATAAAAATAAGAATCCTTTTGAAGAAAATAACTATGCTAAAATTATTATAGCTACAAATAATTTACCAACAACTACAGACAAGACTATTGGATTCTATAGAAGATGGTTAATAATTCCTTTTAATAATCAATTTTCAGAAAAAAAAGATATACTTAATGATATACCAGAAGAAGAATATGAGAGTTTAGCTTTGAAATGTACTAGTATTTTAAATGATTTAATGCAAAAAAGAGAATTCTATAATGAAGGAACAATAGAAATGAGAAAACAAATGTATGAAGAAAAGAGTGATTTCCTACAAAAATTCTTAGATGAGTTCACTATTAAAGATAGTGATAATTATATAACAAAAGCAGATTTCTATAAAAAATTTGTTGAATGGTGTAAAGAAACAAATAATCGTGTATTAGCAGAAAATTCTGTTGGTAAAAAAATGAAGGAAAAGGATATTGAACCAACAAAAAAATATATGGATTGGATGTATGATGGTAAAGGTGGACAATTATATGTTTGGGAAGGTATAAAATGGAAATAATTAGTAGTCGGGTTAGTCGGGTTAGTCGGGTTACTTCATTCTATACTCACCATAGGGATTTGAGTGGGGTTTGCCTATCTAACTTAACTAACCCAACTAGTTGCTTTTCTCGTCTTAATATGCTTAAATTTAAAGGATTTCCACTGGAAATCAAGGTGTATATAAAATGAAATCAAACCAAATATGCCCTGAATGTGGAGGAAAAATTCCAAAAGGTTGTATGAAATGGATTAATGGCAAGAATCATTGCAGCCAAAGATGTTGGAATAGAGTTAAAGAAGTAGAATCATTAAAACGTAGGAAAAAGGAACTAAGATTCAGAAATTCATGGATGAATAAATTAATTATATTAAAACCAAGAAAATGTTGAAATGGATAGATGATTATGAAGTATGGGCATTTGTATTTGTAATTTGCCTTATTTTAATAGGAATTGGGTATGCAGTAGCATATTCATTAATAAATTAAGAAAAACACGCCCAGAATAGCTTAAAATAATAAATAAGGCTATCATAGAATGATGAAGAGATTAAACACAACAAACAATGAAGAAGGAACATACGCTATTGTAGATGAATATGATAACATAGTTACTAAATTTAGAAGCAAAGCTACAGCTATGAATTGGTTGCCCAAACTTCAAACAATTCATGTTGGAAAGATATTAACAATTAAGAGGTTAAAATGAATACTCAACACAATCTAAATTCTTGCTTCCAGCCATGTGAGCATGAAGTGTTGAGGAACCCTGGGGGTTTTTTATACAACTTAGGTAACTCTAAAGACTCTTTTACCCCCAGGTGTTTTCATCAGTTGTTACTCAAAAATAAAACAAACATTTATATACTAGAGTATGGTAGTATAGATATGAAAAACGATACAATGGAAAAAATGTTGGCAAGACACTCTAAAAAAAAGTTGACAAGAGCTAGAGCAATTAGATTATATTGTAAAGAATTATGTTCAAATGGTGATGTGAAAAGCTGGAAGGAATGTACTTTTTTTGATTGTTTTTTATGGAGGTTTCGTTTAGGTAGGGAGATTACTAGTTTAAAAAGGAATGCACTCAAAAAACAGCACATATTACTCGTAGCTTCTCCCAAAAACAGCAAATCTAAGGAGGGCACATCCTAAATGATAGAAGATCCAAAAATCCATAAGAAAGTATGTCCTTTATGTAATAAAGTATTTGTTTATTTAAATAAGAAACAATTAGAATGGAATTATAATATTCATTTTCAAAGCTGTAAACAAAAAGCAAAAAAGAAGGATGATTTAAAATGAAACAACCAACCTTATCAGAATTTCTTCTGGATATAAAACTAAAAGAAAAAATACCAGAAGGAGCAAGAGTAAATTTTAAAATAAGAAAAGGAATGAAATGGTTTATCTTTGAAAAGGATGGAAAGTGGAAATTTTTATATGGGAGAAACAAAGCAGTTGAAGTTTGCATAAGGAGGAATTTTGAAAATGCCATTTGATGTTTTATATTTAATAATTTTTGTAGCTGGTTTTGCTTTGTTTTTATTTTATTTACTCTTATGGTGGTGTATCAAGAACCTAATTTTATTCTTCTTTTGCAAAATTAAAGAAAGGAGAAACACCGATAACACTCAAGAGGAGAGTTCCAAAAAATCAACCTTTGATACAAAAATTGTATTAGCCAAGTCTCCTCTTGAGATAAATGTTCCTAATAAGGTAGCTCATATTATTCCTATAGAGGAAAAAATTAAATTGGAGACATATTAAAATGGTAGGAAGAAAAAAGGTAGATCTGTATGCACACAAGCATTGTGAAGTTTGTGAAACACCAATTACAATAGAAGAAGAACTTTGCGAAGCATGTATTGAGATACAGAAGAAAGTTAATACTCAATTAAAAGAATAGGAGGTAAAACATGGAAGAACAGACAGAACTCAATAAGGAGATAGGCACAGAAGAACCAGAGAGAAAAGATGCCCTGGAACCTAAAAAAGTTAAGATTGTGAAAGTTAGTTTGAGAGATACAAAGAAAGGAAAAGTCCTTGATTGTGAATCAAAGCATCCAAACAAAGAAGAAAACATTCACATTTCTTCAGTTGCTTATTTGAGAGATAAACAAGTCGTTAATTCTGGATTGTGGTATACTCTTGATAGTCAAGAGAATCTACAGAAAGGTTCTGCTTTAGCAACTTTTTTACAAGTAGTAGGTGTTAAAACACCAGCAGATCTTGTAGATAAAGAAGTTGATACAGAATTAGATGAACAGAAGTGGCTTTGTTTTAAAGCTTATTAAACTATCTGGGGGCTTTGGCTCCCTTGTTTTTTTTTAAAAATGAAAAACAAACTAGAACAAAAAGTTAAGAAATGCGGATATTCAAAAGACAAAGAAAGAACAGTTAAGCTAATGCAAAGAAATCCAGAACTTAGATTTTCTAATGAAGAATCTTTATATCAGTTTTGTGTTGGTTGTGATGGTTCTGATGATAAATGTCCTTTTTATTATACAGGTGATTTAAAATGACAGAAGAATTTAATTTAAGTGAGAAAATAGAGAAATGTTGGTGTCATAAGAAGAGGAAAAGTTGTTTGCTCAAGATAGAATTAAATAAGAGGAGGATTAAAAAATGGATAAAAAAGAACAGGAAGAATTAGAAAAAGAAGAAGAAGACTGTATTAAAGCTGGTGTAAATCACCCAGCAGAACTTGGAGAAATATAGAATGAAAGAAGAATTTAATTTAAGTGAGGAAGAAAGAGAGTTAATTAATTGGATGATTGGAGTAGTAGATAGTTGGAGATAGTTGGATGATTGATAAGAAAGAGAAAGGAAACGTAAGAGATATGGGATGGAACAACGCTTTATTAAATATGAAAAAAGTGTTAATTGACAAATTAGCAGGAGAGAAGCTTGTAAAATGAAAATGACAATTAAGGCAAATATACCAGAACAAAGATTTATTGAGACTTTACTAAACATGAAACATTCAGGTTGTGATGTAACTTTTTATTTAGCTTTATATTATTTATTTCATAGATGGCATTTTAATAAAATAGTTTATTATCAAAATTTATTAGAGGAGGAATTAACATGACTAAAATAAAATGTGATGTATGTGGAGAAAAACATGATAAAATTCATGTTGTATGTGAATGTTCAGATTGTTATATTAATGGGATTGCAGAGGAATTGAAGAAAGTATTAAAAGAATATTTAATTAATAGTCAGAGGGGTTCGTCTACGAAAGAGGGAGTTTCACATACAAGCGAACCAAGTGAGACCCCTCACCCTGGCATAGCTTCAACCAATTCTGCACCAGCAAATATTTGTAAGAAATGTGGTGAAGAATTATCTGTGTATCATGGAGATGAAGGAACATCGGGATGGTATTGTAAAAAGTGCGATGTTCAAGACGATTGCGAACAAGGAGGGAAAGGATGATGGGTGGTTTAAAAATAAAAGAAGTAGCAGTTTTAAATGAAGATAATCCAGAGTTTTTTGAAAAGCTATTAAAAGATGGAGCTGATGCAGTAAAACCAGAAATGGAAAAACAGCTAAAGCAGAGTGATAAGTTTATACTAGATGCTTGTTGTGGAGGAAGGTGTTTTTGGTTTAACAAAAGTCATCCTAATACTTTATATATAGATAATAGAGTTGCAAAAAAAGGACATATTGGAAAGGGATACAATCCTAATCATGAAGTAAAACCAGATATAGTTATGGACTTTAGAAAATTGGAGTTCTTAGATAATAGGTTTAAACTAGTAGTGTTTGACCCACCACATCTACTTTCTCAAGTTGAATCTAGTATGATGAAAAAGAAGTTTGGAGATTTGAAAAAGGAAACATGGGAACACTATATTAAAAAAGGCTTTGAAGAATGTTGGAGAGTATTGGACAATTATGGGACTTTAATATTTAAATGGAATGAAGTGCATATTCCTTTTAAAAAGGTTTTATCCATTATTCCACAATCCCCTTTATTTGGACATCGTACTGCTAAACATGGAAGAACCATTTGGTGGGTATTTATGAAGATTCCAAGGGACGCAATCGTAGAAAAGAATGAAACTGGAGAAGAAAAATGAAAGTAAGTAAACAAGTAGAAAAATTGAAGGGGAAGTTAAGGAAATCTAAAATAAATGCAAATATCTGGAAATATGCTTATCAAAATAAAGTAACTGAGTTCTTTAAAGTAGCTGAAAGTATTAGGATAGATTTCTTTAAGAATAAAAATGAAGTTAAGAATTTTATTCAAATATTAAAAAAAGATTTTTTAAAACCAGAAAAAGGAGAAACAAAATGAGAGAAATAAAGTTTAGAGTTTGGGATAAAGAAGTAAGAAGAATAGAGACTTGGGAGATGTTAAAGAATTGTAATAAAGAGTGGCTTATTAATGTAATTGATGGACAATTAACTAATGATTATGAACTAATGCAATTTACAGGATTAGAAGATAAAAAAGGAAAAGAGATTTATGAAGGCGATATTTTAATAGAAGGTTATAGTGAAGATGATTTGGTAGTCTTTGAAATAGTGTGGATAGATATTGATGATGCAGGGTATAGTGTGATTAAAGGTATTGACCCTAATTGTGTGCTACATGATATACGCCTTAGTAGGTCAGACTTAAGGCACACAATTATAGGGAATAGATATGAAAATCCTGAGATGATTAAGAAAAGTTACTGGACTAAGAAGAGATTTGGGGAATGGTTCCTAAAAGTAAAAAACAAAGAACAAGACGATTGCGAACAAAAGGAGGAAAAGATGGAAGGTAGACTTTATGAGTTTATACAGATAGTTAATTTATCTGATGCGTTCCCTGAGAAGAAAACTCAAACTTTTGAGGTTAGAAATATCTTTGCGGATGTAAGATTGGGTTGGATAAAATGGATTTCATCTTATAGAAAATATGGTTTCTTCCCAGAGCCAAATACTTATTATGAAGAAGTATGTTTAACTCACATCACAGAGTTTTTAGAAGCGTTAATTAAAGAAAGGAAGGACGCAAAGTAGAAAAAGGAGTAACTGGGGATTAGTCCGATTATGTTGTCCTTATATAATAGTCCGATACATTTAAATAGTCCGATTGCGTGATTATATTAACTAAAAACGCAACCCAAAGCGTGTAAAAAAATTAGGGGAAAAACAAAATGGAAACAAAAACAAACGAAATGAATGAACAGGAACTTGTCCAAATTATCTTGGACATGAAGGAAGCAGGTAACAACTTGAAGAAACGACTTGTATCTCTTGATAGAAGATTGTTAGAAATGACTGGAAGAGATATAGAAGAAGAACCACTTCTTAATGAAGTTGTAGTTTGGAAAAGAGCAATAAATGTATTATCTGAGCCTAAGTTTGTAGATAAGATTTAACACTCACTTCGGTGAGCAGGGGTTGGTTTCCAACCTCTGTCTTTTATAATCAAAAATGAAAAAAAGCACAAAAATAACTCAAGATAAAACTCAGACAAGAGCAACAATCCCAAAAGTATTTGTAGATAAATTCAAAGTTACAAAACAGGATGAAGTTGAATGGTCTGATGAGAAAGGAAAATTAAAAGGAGAATTGAAGAAAGATGAGTAAAATTAAAAAACACCTAGTAATTGTAATATTATTACTTATAATTGGTATTGGAGGGTTATTCCTTTTTGATATGGATTCTGAAGAATGCAGTTGGAGTAAATATAATGTTTATACAAATATTTCTGGAGGAGTTAGATTCTTTGGAAATTGTTATGTTCCTATTGTTGGAACTTATGATTCTAAAGAAAAGTGTGGTTTTTTAGGAATTAGTTGTTATGAAACGGAACCTTATACTAGGTTTTATAAAGGTGAGGTTTGCTTTAAATTAAAAACAGGAGAGTTATGTTAAAATGAATTACCTATCCCGAGAAAAAGGAGAACAAGATGGAAATTAAAGAATCTAAGAATAAAGTTAAGATAATTATTGAATACTTAAAGAAGGGGATAAATTTTGCTCAAATTGTGGGAAAAGATTTGGACAAAGTTTACGTTAAGATTTTTCTTGAAGATGGGGAAGTGGTATTAGGTGATTATATTAAAAGCATTTCAATAAGTAAAAGAGACACATTTCCAGAAAAAAGTGAACAGGGGGATAAAAGTGGAAAATAAAGAAATAATTAAGACCATCAAAGATTATTTTGAAAAGAAGTCAATTAGTTTGCAAAAGCAGTTAAATACTATGGGAAAACAAGTGGAGAAGTTTGAGAAGGCAACAGGTTGTATTAATTATCTAAAGATTGGATTAGACGAGGTTGAAGAGGAGTTATTAAAAGAGTTCCAGGATGAACCAAAAGGAGAAACTGAGGTGAAAAAATGAGGATAACAAAGATAACAATGGATAAGCTACAACAATGTGAAAAATGTAAGAGTTGGTTTGACCAAAATTATGAACCTCACCACAAGTTGTGCCATAAATGTTGGGATAAGGATAAGGAGGAAAACTTGAATGGATAAAGAAAAAATAAAAAAAGTAATTAAAAGACACCTTAGAGATTTTGTATTAATTGATAGAGATGCATCTTATGATATAAAAATACCAGATGCAATTACTATAAGTAGAGATTCTTTTTTGGATAGATTAATGGAAGAAATAGATGAAGTCTTGGAAGAGGACACACCAGAACCATTTTGCGAACCTAAGGAGGTAAAAAGATGAGTAAAGAAGTAGATAGTGAGGAAGCAATAACAAGAGCAGTTTGTATGTTTGTTTCTATTCTAATTATGGTTGGTGTAATAGGAGGATTCTTTTTATGGGTAAACTCTCCTTCAGATAGAGCACATAATATATGCCAACACTATGGTCATGAAAAAGCAACAGATACTTCCATAGGTAATTGTATAGATTATCCTACAGTTAGGATAGAATGTGATAATGAGAAAATAATTGAAGTGGAGACGGAGAGAGTTTGTGATGAATTAAATAAATGGGGAGATTGTGATTGGTATTATAATAATTATACTACTACAATTGCAAACATGCCCTGTAGGAAATAAACATTAAAATGCAATACAATAAACAAGATCATAGTCTCCAGACAAAACCCCCATCATCTAGCTCTATAGAGTTCGGAGAAGGCGAGAATCCTCAAACTAATGCTTCGATTATGGTAAGGGACAAAACTGGGGACACCATTAAAAAGAAAAGAAAAGCCAAGAGACTTCCCTCTTTTGTAAGTGAAGAAGATTTATTAGCAATAATGAAAGTATCTAAACACAAACATCATAAGTTTGCTTATATGATGGGATTCTATTCAGGATTAAGAATTTCAGAAGTAATAAATTTAGAAGCAAGAGATGTTGATATGAAGAAAGGAACTGTATTTGTAAGACAAGGAAAAGGTTCTAAAGATGGTGTAACTAGATTATGTCCTTTCTTCAGAGAAGAAATGTTTGAGTTAATGCCATTAAAGAAAATATGCAAACAGAGAGCATTACAAAAAGCATTTATCAAAGCGTGTGAAGAATCAGGAGTTAAAGAAAGAAAACCAACAATTCATTTCCATAGTTTAAGACATGGTTTTTGTACTCACGCAATAGAGAAGGGAATTGATATAACAAGAGTTCAAGTTCTAGCACGACATGAGAATATTGCCACTACAAATGTTTATACACATTTAAATCCAAAGATAGATCTTGATGAGTTTAATAGGAAGTTTTGAGATGAAGAAATTAAAGTTAACTGACGAAGGAGAAGCATATATGGAATGTATATATGAAGAAGACATAGTTGAAGTAAAAAATACTTGGTTTTTTGGGATAGGAAAAGAGCTGATGATTGCATCTTTAAATCATGCTGGAGGGTGTGATGAAGCTAACCCAGACCAGGATTTCATTGCTGGTGCTTTATGGATGAGGAAGAGGTGTAGGAATGCCTGTAAGGGGGAACAAGAATGAAAATAGATTTCAATAAGTTGATATTCAATATGGGAATGTGGACAATCTTTTTGCTCTTGTTCAATCAACATATTCATAATCCAAGTAATTATTCAACATTCATACTTACATTAATAATACTAGTTTCTTTATTCATTAATTCTCTAAAGTTCGCAAAAACCAGCTCAAAGGAAACAGAAAAATGAGAAAACATAAATGTAAATATTGTAGAAAACATATTGGTGAATCTTTTAAAGATTTTCCAGAAGGAACTGTAGATACTGGAAAAGATTATTTTTGTTCTGAAAGGTGTTACCAAAAGTACAAAAAAGCTAGTAAGAAGAAAGTGAGGTCTTTAAAAGATAAATGCTTCTGTGGAAATATAAAATGGAAAACATCTATATCTTGCAGAGATTGTTATGTTAAATATAAACGTCCTATTTTAATGGAGCGTTTCGCACAGACCAGTAAGGATGGTGCAAAATGAAGGGAACTATTTATATGGGATTGGCCCTTGGATTGCCAATGATTTTTATAGGTATTGCTGTATTTTTATTTGTAAATATAAATGAATGGATAAGACTTCTATTGGCCATATTAGCTATAGCAAGTTTATTCTATTTTGGGTTTAAATCTAGTGAGGCTTTTGAGAGTGAGTACATAAAAACCAGCTCAAACGAGGGGGGAGAACAATGAAGCATAAGTTCTTTTTCATAGAAGCGGATGACGAAAATCCCATCCACAGAAGGAGAGTGAAGCTGTCAATGGTAGTGGCAATCCTGTTGTTGATATTTTTAATTAAATTCATGGTGGCACTTTGGTAATATGACTTACGTACAAACCAGCAAGGAGGAACAAAATGGAAGATAAATTTATATTGGATGCTTGTTGTGGTGGCCGTATGATGTGGGTTAATAAAAATCATCCAAATACAATTTATATTGATAATCGTAGAGTAGAGAAAGGGCATATCCAAAAAGGGTATAATCCCGGTCATGAAGTAAACCCAGATATAATTATGGATTTCCGTAAGATGAGTTTCCCAGATAAGAGTTTTAAGCTCGTAGTTTTTGACCCACCACACTTAACTTCTTTAACAGAATCTTCAATAATGAGGAAGAAATTTGGAGGTTTAAATCCAGAAACATGGCAGAGTGATATTAAAAGGGGATTTAATGAATGTTGGAGAGTCTTAGAAAATTATGGTATTTTACTTTTAAAATGGAATGATATAGAGATTCCTTATAAAAAAGTTTTGTACCACATTCCTATAAAACCTTTGTTTATGAATATCACTGCTGGACAAAAGGCTCTAAAACAAAAAAATAGGACTTATTGGTTTTGTTTTATGAAAATACCAATGTTCGCTAAAACTAACGAAGGGGTAGAAAAATGATAGAAATAAATATAAAAACAGATGGAGAAGATGTACTCGATTCTTTAAACGAAGAGGATTGTACTTTACAAGAAGTTGGAGTTGTGTTATTGAGGTTAAAGCAGATAGAACAGAAATTAATAGATAAAGAATTTGATAGCAAATTGGAAGTGGAGAAACGGTAAGAAAGAAGTAGAAGATGAATAAACAACATATAACAATTTTTGTAGCAGTGATTAGTATTATGTTATTCATGCAAATACTTTATTTTAATTTTACATTAGATGATGTTTTAATTAGTTTAAAATATGCAGAGAATATTGCCAATGGAAATGGTTATGTTTGGAATGTTGGACAGAAGATAGGGGCTTCAACTAATTTTGTATTACCTTTGGTTCAAGCATTAATGTTTAAAGTAGGGTTGGATATGGAGGTTGGTACTAAACTTTTAGGGATTTTATTGAGTATATTTTGTCTAATATTAATATACTTGATTACTAGAGAATTTTTAAGTGAAGAAGAAAAAAATTGGGCAATACTCCCTGTCATATTGTTAGGTCTAATGCCATCATTTGCAATATGGTCTGTAAGTGCAATGGGGGCTGTAGTGTTCATGGCTATCTTGCTTTTAGCTACATACTTATTTATCAAAGAAGAAAGGGGTAATTGGATATATACTTCTGGTTTGGTGTTTGGTATATTAGCAGTAACAAGACCAGAAGGAGTAGCTTTCTTTGGGATTAGTTTATTATTTAGGGTTTATAAAGTAGTGAAAAAGGATTTGAGATTTACAAAGCTTTTGATCTGGTGTATAACATTTCTTATACCTTATATTGGGCATCTAGTTTGGAGATATTTTTATTATGAAGGGAACACTTTTGTTACAACAATCACTGCTAAGTTTTTAATGTTAGGAGGAACGGGTTATTTATCTAACTACCTTCTTTATATAACTCCTTTTATGATCTTTGCTTGGATAGGAGTGGCTGTTAATAGGAATGAATTAAAAACCTATATGTTTGGAATGTTCCTAGCTCTATTTTTTGTAGTAGTGAACTTATACCCTCTATCTGGTTTATTCTTTAGATTCATACTTCCAGCAACACCTTTTTTATTTGTACTAACTACTTTAGGAATAAAAGAAATAACTAAAAATAAACCTAAAGTTATGATTGTGATTATAATATTATTATTAGCAACTTTTTTATTAAATCCAGTTGTAATAAAAGAACAAAACAAATATGTTGAAAAACATATGGCTAGTCAAGCAGAAATGATTGTACTAGGTAAATGGTTAGCTGAACACTATGAACCAACTGATTTATTAGCTACAGAATATGGAGGAGGTTTACCATATTATTCTAAGATGAAAACCCTTGATCTGTTTGGATATTTAGATAATTACATTGCAGAACATGGTTTAAAAAGGAGTTACATAGTTGATACAAGAAAACCAAAGGTGTTTGTATTTGATACTCTATATTTAACAAGTCCATATGAATCTACTCCTGGAATGAGAGACATAAATCTATTATATTTAGAAGAAGATTTTTTAATGAACTATACATTTGTTGGGGAATGGAAATATGGAGAAAATAAATTAGTGGTGTATGAAAGAAATGAATAAAATACTAACAATGATCTTTGCAATAACTCTAATTGGATTGGGGTTTTATTTTAATAGCATACAAGCAGAAGGTGGGCTTGGTTTTGGATTATCAGAAATAACATATTTAATACCAGCTTTCTTTGCTTATCTATTTGGTTTTCTCTATATAACAGCTAAACAAAATAATTATATTCCTCTAGAGAAATACCAAAGATATGAAGTGGAACTCTATAAAAAACCAGTTGAAAATGGTTTAACCAAAAAGTTTCATGATATACGGTTTAGAGAATTAAGGGAAGTTTTAAATAATTATTATGAAGAAGGAATGAATATAATTGATATGTGTTGTGGTTTATGTATGTGGAATAAAGAGAAATTGGAAGTTGATGGTTTAGACATCAATTTAAACACACTTAAAATTGCTCAAGTAGAAGGTAGAATAAACAAAGCAATAGGTTTAGAAGTAATGAAAAATGAAATAGAAAGTGATTCATATGATATTGTGATTAATATGGCCTCACTGGAACATATGAAAGAACCAAGCAAAACTTTACTTGAATTCAAGAGGATACTAAAAGAAGATGGTTTACTAATTTTAGAAGTACCTTATGACGTTCCATTTAGTTTATTAAAGATATTGTTTTGGTTAAGATGTTTTTGGGAAGGTTCAATCTATAGAAATGAATATTATCTAAAAAAAGGTGGACACTTACATCACTTTTCACCAAGAAGTATAAGAAGATTATTAGAAGGTATTGGATTTGAAATAATAGAATTAAATGTGATTAAGAGTTTATCCACTATTGTTGTAGCTAAAAAATGAAGAAAAAAATTTTACTTATGAAACCAATAAATGATATTTATTATGTAGTCTCACCAAGTTTGGGTTTGGGGTATCTTGCTTCTTATTTAATTAAGGATGGTCACGATGTTGATATTATAGATAGTGGGAAAGAAAAGTTAACTTATGACCAATTCCAATATAAGATAATGGAAAAGAAATATGATATTATTGGGTTTTCTATGTTTACTCATGAGATGAATTCTGTTAAAGAGCATTCTAAAATAATAAAAGAATATTCAAAAGATTCAATAATTATAGTTGGAGGATCACAACCTTCTGGAGATTCTTATGGTACAATGGATTTCTTAAGAGATGTTGATTTTGGGTTTAGTGGGGAATGTGAACTTGCATTATCAGAATTTGCTAGTAAAGATTTAGCAGATTTGAAGATTGAAGAAGTTATTGTAGGAATCCCAAATCTAATATGGAGATCTGAAACAGGTATTGTTGTAAATAATATTAAAAAAATAGATAATCTTAATGAATTGCTTTTTCCTTCATGGGAACTTATTAATCCTAAAGAATATCCTATCTCTCCTCATGGAACATTTACAAAGAATTTTCCTGTAGCTCCAATAATTACAAGTAGGGGTTGCCCTTATCAATGTACTTTTTGTGCTGGATTTACTATTACTGGTAGGAGATTTAGGCAGAGGAGTGTTGATAATGTTATGAAAGAGATAGAATTTTTATATAATGAATATGGGGTTAGAGAATTTCATATAGAAGATGATAATTTTACTCTAAAAAATGATTTTGTAATAAAGTTATGTGAGAGGATAATAGGTAAGGAATTAAATATAAGTCTAGCTTGTCCAAATGGGATAAGATTAGATACCCTCACGAGAGAGTTATTGCAGAATATGGAACAGGCTGGGTTTTATTCTGTTGCTGTTGGTATTGAATCTGGTTCTAATAAGATCTTAAAATCTATGAAAAAATTTCTTGATGTTGATAAAATAAAAGAAAAGATTGATTTGATTAAAGAACATACTAACATAAAGATTACTGGTTTCTTTTTAATTGGAAGTCCTGGAGAAACAGAAGAGGATATATTAGATACAATTAAATTTGCTAAAGAACTAGATATTGACAAAGCTAGTTTTGCATTTACAATGCCTTTACCAGCTACAGAGATCTGGAAAGGTTGGAGAAAAGAAAAGAACACCACAGATTATGATAGTTTCTTTTATTATAAAATAGTTCCTTTATCAGGTATTTCAGAAGAGAGGCTAATTAAGTTATATAAAAAAGCAATACTTAGTTTTTATATGAGACCAAAGATAATCTTTGGGTTATTATCCGAAATAAAAACTTTCAATCAAACAAAGATACTTTGTAAACGTGTATTAAATATATTTGCAAAAACTGCATAAGAGAGTGCAATTATGATGAAATGTGATATTTGTAAACAAGAAAAGAGAATTAGGCACATTATTAGATTTAAGGGAAAATATTGGTGTACTAGTTGTCTACAGAAAAGACCAACTAATAGGATACAAGCTTCTGCCACTGAAAACTTAGCCTCAAAGGCTAGGCTAACCTTAGAAGAAGCATTAGCAAGAACTTATGAAGTAAAGGGGTATTTAAATAGGAAAGGTCATATTCACACACAACTGCAGCCCCCACAGATCCTTATTGGACATAAAATTAAGTTGGTATTGGTAGATGATACATCACAAAACAAGTGTAAAGTGTAAGAATGATATTAAGAGGTGATTGCATAGAAAAAATGAAAGAACTAAAGGAAAATTTAGTAGATGCAATAATAACAGACCCTCCTTATGGTTTAGAATTTATGGGTAAGGATTGGGACAAGTTCAAGAAAGGGGAAAGGAAATCATTTGTTGGTGGTGGAGGGGATGTTACAGGTAAAACTAACGATGCTTATATGAGGATTAATAAAACTGCTAATAGACCAAGTGCCTTAAAATATTCGCAACTACAAGAGATGCAACAATTCTTCCAAGAATGGGCAATAGAATGTTTAAGAGTATTAAAACCAGGTGGTTTCCTTTTATCATTTGGAGGAACACGTACATACCATAGGCTAGTTTGTGGAATAGAAGATGCAGGTTTTGAAATAAGAGATACAATCATGTGGCTTTATGGAAGTGGATTTCCTAAGAGTTTGAATATTGGAAAACAGATTGATAAGATGAATAGTCAACCTCAACCAACTAATGAATTTAAACAATATTTAAGAGATGCAAAGAAGAAAGCTAATTTAACTTCTGAACAAATTGATAATAAATTAAATCCTAAAGGAAGTGGAGTTTTTAGTCAACACTATGTTGGAGATAATTCTCAAATAGAATACCCCACTAAAGAAAAATATAAAATATTAAAAAAACTCTTAAATTTAGATGATAGTTTTGATTATTTAATTGATTGGGCAGAAGCAAAAAGAGAAGTTATTGGAAAAGATGGAAGGAAGGCAAATTATAGTATGTTCATGGGTGAAGGTAATCAAGAATGGGATTTAACAAAACCTGCAACAGAAGAAGCAAAACAATGGGAAGGTTGGGGAACAGCATTAAAACCAGCGTGTGAACCAATTGTAGTTGCAAGAAAACCTTTATCTGAAAAGAATGTTGCTTTAAATGTTTTGAAATGGGGAACTGGTGGGATTAATATTGAGGATTGTAGGATTGGAACTGAAGGTGGGGAAACACATAAAGGAGGAACATTAGGAACTGAAAGTGGAATCTATGGGAAAGCCCAGGGTTGTGAACAAGATTTGATTCCAAGAGGACGCTTCCCAGCAAATATAATTCTTGATGAAAAGGCAGGAAAGATGTTAGATGAACAGAGTGGAGATTGTTTTGTAAGTGGTTCAGCCAAATTAGGAAAACCACATACTGGTGGACATAAACAAGGTTTTTTAGTTGCTCCTCAATTAAGCAATCTTAGTCCAAATGACAAAGGTGGAGCATCACGATTCTTTTATTGTGCAAAGGCAAGTAAGAGTGAGAGGAATCTTGGTTGTGAGAATTTAGAAGAACAACAACAAGATGCTTCAAGAAAAGAAGGAAATCCTGGAGGGGATAATCCAAGAAATAGAGGAGTTCATTTAAGAAAGAACAATCACCCAACAGTTAAACCAATTAAACTAATGGAATACTTAATCAAACTTGTAAGCAAAGAGGGAGCAACAATCTTAGACCCTTTTGGAGGAAGTGGCACAACTGCTATTGCTTGTTTAAAACTAAACAGAGATTTTATCTTAATAGAAAAAGAAGAAGAGTATATTAAGATAGCAAAAGCAAGAATTAAACCTTTTATGGAGCAAACTAAACTGACACAAAACAGCCAAAATGTGTTGAGAGCATAGAATTCCCTTAATGAGATTTAATTTAAATTTTCACATATGATGGTAAATGGTAAATAGAAAGATTTAAATACCACCACCACCACTAATTAATATGGAATTAAAAGAGATTAAAACAGAACAAATTCTTGCTAATTTTTATCAGCCAAGGACAAAGTTTGATAGAGAAAAAATTAAAGAACTTGCTGAAAGTATTTTATCTAATGGTTTAATCAATCCTATTACAGTTACTCCAGATAAAAAAAGAAAAGGAAAGTTTATGATTGTTTCTGGTGAAAGAAGATGGCAAGCTCATAAGATAGCGAAGATAAAAAATATTCCTTGTGTTGTGAAGGATTATAAATCAAGTGGACAATTTATGATTGATAGTTTAATTGAGAATATTCATAGAGAAGATTTGAGCCCCGAAGAGAAAGGGAAGTTTGCTAATAGAATTATGAAAGAGGAAAGAATACCTAATGTTAATCAACTAGCCAAAAGATTAAGCGTACCTTATAATGATATTGTTTTTTGGAGTGGTGTTGTGGATATAAAAAAGAAGATAAAAGGAAAAGTTGCAGCAGCTGCAACTGTTGCAGATAGTGTCATTATAGAAACAAAAGGACTTCCAGAAAGGGAGCAAGTAATGTTAATAAAACAAGCGGCAAAAGAAGATTTTGGTAAGATGGAGATGAGAAGGAGGGTTAAGGAAATTAAATCAGAACCTTCACCAGAACCAGTTGAATTTGAAAGAACTGCTGATGATGTAGTAGATGATATATTATCTAATCTCCATGATTTTAAATATCATGTTGATGAATTAATAAAAAGTCCTAATAAAGATGCAATTAATATAGATGACCTATCTAAATCAAAAGCAGATAGGGCAATTACTACTTCAAGTTTACATATAAAGAATTTTATAAAGTTTGTTAATGCTCTTAGACAGCGAGGTGCTAAGCCAGATAAGTTGATACTGGCTTTGATAAGAGCAAACAATGGTAAAGTATAACTGGGAAGAAAAATATTTGATTGAATTAGGGATTCCTAGTCCAAAAAGATTTAAAATAGATGCAAGAAAACAAATAGAAGATTCTACATTACATCATTTACAAAAATTTGGAAGAAATAGGTGGGTATCTGTATCAGAAATATTCCAAGAAAGAATAAGACCAACAGACCTTTTTAATTCTAAAGGAGGAAATTTTATCTTTTGTGCTAAAGGAATAAAATCAAATATTAATGCTGTGACTTTAGCTCTTAGAAGAAAACACCATCCAATTATCTCCGGAAAAGGTCATAAGGGATATATGTATGCTGATGAAAATTGTGATGATTTTATAGAGAGGTGGAATGAAAAATTTGATGCTTGGGAAGGAAGGAAGACAAAATTAAGTAAAGAAAAGGAATTAGATATTAATTTAATAGAGGGAATAATAGCAAAACTATTAGCAAGAAATAGAATTGAGGAAGCACAACAATTACAAGAGGTGCTAGTAAAATATAGTCAAAATGAAAAAAACTAAATGTCCAAAATGTAAATACCAGTGGCAAACATCTTCTGCAATGATGTATATAACTTGTCCTAATTGTCAGAGGAAATTTGAAAGGGAGATGAAATCAAGTGACAAAACAAAACAAAAGCCACAAATCAAAAGATTTTAGAAAAGTTAGAATAATGAATGTTCTAAGGAGAATTGATGGTCAATTAGAATCAATAAATATTCTATCAGAAGATATTAAGAAAAAGTTAGATTTGATAAGAGAACAATGGTGAGAAAAAAACTACCAAGAACATTAACGCAAGAAGAATTTGAAAAGCTTTTCGCAGAAGCTACTAAAATCTATACCTCCACTAAAAGTAAGAGGAAACACCGAATTAACCAATATAGAGTTGCAATGCTTTTAGGATTTGAAGGAGGTATGAGAATATCAGAGATTTGTGGGTATCAAGAAAAAGTTCCTCCACTAACAAAAGATAGAGTTACCCAAAACCAAATAAGGATCATATCTGGTAAGGGAGGTAAAGATAGAATCGTTCCTAAACCAAAGAGATTTAGTCAGAAGGCAATTAATATGTTGCCTTTAACTATTGGGAGAAGAGCATTACAGAAATTTATAACTCAATTAGGAGAGAAGGTTTTAGGGAAAGAAATATCATTCCATACTTTAAGGCATGGTTTTTGTTCTCATCTAGTAAATTCAGGAAGGCCACTCCATGAAGTGCAAATGTTGGCAGGACATTCAAGATTAGATACAACAGGAATTTATCTTCATGCTAATCCAGAGAAAGCAATTAAAGGAGCTCAAGATGCTTTCTGATTTTGTTACCACTCAAATAAAAGACATATGTTTATATACTATGATAATCATAAAAGAATATGGTAGATAAAGTAAAATGTACAAAATGTAATTACTCTTGGTTACCGAGGGTAAAGAAACCAGTTGAGTGTCCTAAGTGTAAAAGGAGGGACTGGGAAAATAAAAAAGAAGTTGAGGTGGCCTTTACATGAAACCTGAAACTTGGAAGATATTAGCTATTACTTTTATAGTTTTATTCGTATGTGAAACTATATTTGTAATTTGGGTTTATGCACTTGGTATAAATGAAATCAATATGGATACTGAATGTTATTATGATATTTGTGGAGATTATGCAGATGCTTGGAGAGAAGGAAACATCTGCTATTGTTATGACTATGATGTCTTAGGGAATCTAGTTATGAGTAAAACGGAGGTAATAAAATAACACAAAATTAGTAAAATGAATATAAAAAACTTTGATGAGGCGAAAGAATTAGTAGATTCGGTATTAACTCCATCCACATTAGCTTTTAAAGAATTTCTTAAAGAGATCGAAGATAAAGTGGTAGATAAAGAGGTGTGTGATATGTTAGAAGGAATAGTTAAAGCTGAAAGGGAGATGTGGTTAAAAATCATACAAAATATTTTTAAAGGATTAGAAGACAAAAAGGGGGATTCACAAAATTAGTATAAAATGAAAGTTGAAGACTTTATAAAAATAATAGGAGAATTAGAGACAGACGAATTGTCAACAATAATACAAGCTGGGATTATTTTAGGTTCATTACCTAAAGAAGATCAAGAAGTAATTGATAAACTTTTAAAATTATTTGTTGATAGGGTTAAGAAGAAATATGGAGAGAAAAAATGAAACAAACACAAAAACAGCAGGATATGAAAAACCCACAATATTTGAAGGATCAGAAAATGTTGGGTTATGTAGGAGAATGTTATGTTAAATTAGAATTGGCTAAGAGAGGTTTATATGCTCAAAGAATGCATAAGGATTTCTTACAAGATTATGATTTATTATTAAGTAATGGTTTGACTGTGGAAGTTAAGACATCATCAATCATAATAGCTAAAGATCATAGAAGGAAGAATTATTCAAGAGAAGTTTGGGGTTTTAATAATTATAAAAGAGTAGATGGTGGTAAGATGGTTGGAAGGCATAGAGAATGTGATTATTTTATCTTAGTATGTATGGATAAGAAGAGTAAACCAATTAGATATTTAATTGTGCCTTCTATGATTATTAGTTCAAGACAAGCTATTACTATTCCAGTAAAAAGAAAGCTCACTAAAGAATTTTCAATAGATGAATATGAAAATAAATGGGAGTTCTTAGAATGAAACTTTCACAATCCAACAGGAGTGTGAAGAAATGAATTGTGATAATTGTGGAAAGAGAATAGGATTGATTTGTAGATATAGAAAGAAAAATTATCATGCCATACACTTTGAAGGAGGTAAGATGCTTGGAAATAGAAATTTCTGCTCAGATAAATGTGCTTTAGAAATGATGGATAAATTAGGATTAAAACAAAGTTCATATTCTTTTAACGTATGGACTAATAAAATCCCATCAAAAACGCAAAAACAAAATGACAATCACGAGGAACAAAACAAAGCAGATTCATAAAGTCTGCCTTATGTGTTGAAAATGAACCTAGTGATAATAACTATAATATGTGCAACTATAATAATGGTAGGGTTTATTCTTTACCTCAAGTGGTACACTAGAAATAAAGATTGGAATAAACAAACAAAATGAAAGGGGGTATAATGATAAATGGGATTTAGAATAAAAAAAGCACCTGTAGCTAAACCAGAAACAAGTGAAGAACCAAAGATTGAGATTATAAGAGAATCTGGAATACCAGAAGAACCTAAAGAAGTTAAGGAAGAATCTGAAAAAGTTAAGGAAGTAAAGCAGAGAATCGTGGTTGTAAAGGAACTTCCATTACAACCTGTTAGAGAGGCTGTATTAGAGGATGGAACAAAGATTTACTACATTACAATGGAAGAAGCACTTACAGAAGTGATGAACCAGTAAAATGTTTGGGTTTAGTAAAGCATTTGCAATTTGTATATTCATCGCAGTTATTTTCTCATTTGGAATGAGAAATGCCTGGATGGGAGTTTGGATTGTGATAGGCTATGCTATTGTTAAAATAATATGGAACATACTAACAAAATAAGACAGGAAAGAATACAGATAGCAATGGTTATTGGAATCTACTTAGCAATTGCTTTATTATTAATAGCAATAATAGTTATCTTGAAAAATGTTAAAGAGATACAAACAGATCCAATAGTTTATGGTATTGAAAAGAAAGATTTTTTATTGTGTAGTTGTTATGATATGGAAGGGAATTCGTATGAGTATAACTCCGAAGGGATAATACCAAAAGCAGATTATGGTTGGAATATTAAATTAAGTGATTAGATAACTAAAAAACGAGGATGAAATCATTGGGCAGTCAGAAGTGTTAAAGTTTTTAGAAAAATGTGATAAACCACTAACTAGAAGGCAGATAGCTGAAGCTCTCAAAGAAGATGCTGTGAAGATTTCACATATTCTTGCAGATCTCCTAAGATGGTCTGAAATAGAGTTTATAGAATACTCTGGTCAGGAAGTTAAGGTCATGGCTGGTTATTCTCCTGGAAGAAGAACTAGGTTTTATTTTGTAAAGAAAGAGATAAAGGTAAAAAAGAAAAGTTAAAAATCAACGTCTGGGTTTAGATTTTCCTGCATTTTTTCTCCAAAGGTTTTTATGTCCTCTTCTGTTGGTTCAATTGCTTTTCCTTCATTCATTATAGGTTCCATAATGAATTTCCAGATAACAAAACTACCAACTAAGACTAAACCAATCCACCATGTGTTGTCTCCAATCATGGATCCAATACTCATTTTATTATTCTTCAATGCTTTCTTCTGGTTCTTGTGGTGCTTCTGTTTCTAGTTCTCCAACTGCTAATGATTCAAATTCCATCTGAGGGAATTCCATTAGAGGGAAATCCATCACCATTGTCCCCAATAGATTGTCCTGTTCCATCGTGTTCTTGTTCCTCCTTTTCATCTATATTAAAATTAAGGTACTCTGCCAACACGTTCAATACAAAGTTACTCATGCTCCTATTACTACTATAGGCCGCGTCCTGTATGGTATCTTTAAACTGTTTGTTGGGATAGATTGTTATCCTTATTTTCTTCATAGATTAGTAAGGTATTATGCCTTTATATACCTTCCGGTCACATCATCCATTCCCATCTTAAACAAATAATATAATATTAATCGAGCGCGAATCAGGAGAAATCAACTCTCAGAAATTTCAAATTTTGAGATGACATCACTCATGTTGCCAGAGGATGGTTTGAAGCCACAGTGCTTCAATGTCAATTTTCCTATCTCATCTTGTGGCATACCAAACTTATGATAGAGTAATGCCCAAGCTAAATCTCTTGCCTCTTTGGTTGAATCCTTTTTGTTTGTTTCCCTTTTTCTTAATGCTTCCATTTTCTTTTCACGATATTCTTGTTCATCAAAAGGATAAAAGTTATTAAACTTTCCTTGAAAATTGTAAGGATGTGCTTTATAGTTTAATTCTTTCTTTCCTTTAAGGTATAACTGTTTTTTATGTTTTCTACTATAGAACTTAAAATACCCTCTTTGGAATAAACCATCTTCACTTGTAACATAAAAAACGTCAATGAATAAGATAGATCTAGTAAGGGCAATGCCTTTTGGTAAGTCAAAAAATTCAGGGAGTACTAAAACATTTAAGAAATTATACTGCCCACATTCCCTAAGATAGTCTCTTACCGCTTTTAATTCTCTACTCATAGCTTTTGTACCTTCCATCGTTTCCCCTGCTTCATCATATCCCATAGGGCAATATTTAGATTTTTGACCAATGAGGTTACCTTGTTCTATTAATTTTTCCCACTGAAAAATAAGATTTTCATCTATACTAAAAGGTACTTTAATACCATAAACTTTTTCTATTTGGTATGCCCAGTAAGCCATTATTTGCATTTCCAATACAGATTTTCCTACACGTACTTCTCCACCACCAGAGATGATAATGGTAAAGTCCCAATCATTAACTATGTTCTTGAGAAGTATATCTAACTGACACTTAAGATTGTCATCCATATAAAATCCAGGTTCTTTCTGATATTTACGAGAACCTATAGGAAACCAATCTACGCAAACTCTTGCCATTATCTTTCCAATACAGCAAACCTTGGATCAGCTCGTGATGGTAGAAGCATATTTTTTTCCTGCATTTTTCCTCTCATTTTGATTTCTATTATATCTAAGAAGTATAATAATTGTTGCCTGTATCTTCTTCGATGACTCTTATTATTAAAGAGTGTATTAACATTATTAAATGTTGCGTTTTCTTTTGTTACTTGAGGTAATTTAGAAATATCAAGATCTGTTAAACTTTCACCAACTATTTCACTTTTTTCTTTATCATTTAATTTGATAGATAATTCTCTATATATTATTCTTAATACTTGAATCCATCTTTCTAAATCACCATTCATTGAATAATAGTTACAAAGATAAAGGAACTTACTAATCCTCTTGAGGTAATCCATTGCCATATTGAAAACAGATTCTTCAGAAGTATGTATCATATTATTATATATAACTAATGAGTTAAAAACATTTCTATTAAGGTAATGTATTTAATATATGTTTTCTTGTATTAATTATGGTAAGAACAAGACCAACCAGTAGATCTAATATGACTAGGATGCCAATAAGAAAAACTAAAACTTCAATATCTAAAAAATTTAAAAAAGATAAATCAAGATTAGATAGCCAATTGCAATCTATTATAGATCAACAAAATAAATTAAACATAGAGGAAAGAAATCTTTTAAATCGTACAAGACCAGAACCATTGACATTACTTAAACAAAGTAGTCTTGCTAAAGTTGTTGGAACTGGTGCTGTTAATTTAGAATTTAAAAGATTAAATAGAATTAAAAAAAGAGAAAGAGCTAGAACACTTCTTATATTTAAAAAGGCTAGAGAGAGTTTAGATAAAAAAAGACTTGAATTATTAAATAAGAAATCTAAAAGGATTAAATTAAGAGGTAGGACTTCTAAGAAGAAAAAGGTGAGATCTCCTTCAAGGATAGAAGTTGGATTGAGATATAGGATATAGATTATTAAGGTAATGTATTTAATATAGTAAATCTATAATTTAAGTATGGTGGAGCAAACCATAGAATTTCAAACGAGTAGGGGGGGGGATGCAGTCCAATTAACTTTGGCTGAGGCTAGGGAAGCAACCTTACTAGCAAACCAACAATTAAGGGGGGGTTCAGCAGTTTTCTTTGGTAGATCTGAAAAAGTTAGACGTGCTGGAGAGTTCTTAGTTGCCGAAGCTGAAAGGAGACAAGCTGTTTCTGTTCAAACTCCAGAAATCAGAGCTAGAACTATTGCTTCAATGTCGCCAGAATCTAGAGCAAAATTAGCAAAAGAATTAGATATTGGAAGTTTTGGTACAGGCATAGCTATTACTGGGAAAGAAGCCATTGCCCAAAGACAACGAGACATTGCTTCTGGTATAGTTCCAGGCTTTGAAACTTCTCGACCAACAGCATTAGGAAAAGAAATTATCCCTGGTGTTCCTATTTCTCCTGCACCACAACAACAACTAGCTCCTTCTCCACTATTAACAGTTGAAGCAGTAAAAGAAAGGCCTGGAATACCAGGAACTATTAGTAGGATAAAAACCTTTATTAGAGAAAAAGAAACAAGAGGGGTAAGAGGTGATATAACCTTTCCAGAGAGGGTGGGATTGTTTGCCACTAAATTATCACTCCCAATTTTGCAATTTCCTGGAAGAGTTTTTAGTTTAGGGAAGGGATTAGCAACAGAACCAATAAGAACTATCAAAGGAATTCCTTCAGGCTTTATAGCATCTGGAAAGCAGATTGGCTTAGAGCTAAAATCTCCAACACCAGAAACAGCTTTGGGAACATTGGGAGGAGAATTTATAATATTAAAAGGTACAGGAAAAGCAATTTCAGGTTTAGGAAAAAGTGCTGAACTAGCCTCTGCAAGATTTTCAACTAAGTTTGCTCCAATTAGTAAAGTTAAGGGAGGAACAGGCACAGGGATTAAGGGAGTAAAAACTTTTTTAGACCAACCTGTTGAGTTTTCAGTTGAAGGTCTTAGATCTTCTTTTAAGTTTATAGATGACATTCCTATCAGATCACAGTTTGATATTCCTTTTGCACCTTCCCCAATTAGTAAAGCTGCTGAAAGTGTTCCATTACAATTAGAAAGAGTTGGTAAGAAAGTGAGAGTAGTTACTGCTCAAACTGATTTTCCCTTTGGTCAAGAGCTAGAAAGGTTACTATTTTTTGATCCTAAAGGTAGATTAAGAACTTCACGATTAGGTATTGGAGCTCAAAAAGAAGCAGGACTTTTAGATATTCTTTCTGGGGAAGTAACATTTAGGAAAGGGAGACCACAAGCATTATTTGGGGAGTTTGATATTGCTACACCTCCCTCAGATATTCTAGCTAAATTAACATCAGGCAAAGCTCTAACTGAAGCAGAGTTAGTACGTTTTGGGAAGTTTGTAGAAACTCCAACTGGTAAGTTAAAACCAGTTCCACAATTTAGAGAAAGAGGTTTTGGAGCTGTTGAACCAGAAGTCGCTTTTGGAGCTGGTGAAATTCCTTTTAAGAAAGGTAAGAGAGCTATTACTATCATTGATAAAAGAAAAGTTGAGGTTATTGAAGTTGGAGTTAAACAATCAGGGAAAGAAACACAAAGAGCTTTAGAGAATATTAAGAAATCTTTAGGTAGAGAAGAATTAGGGGGAATAAAAACAAAGGCTATTGATAGTTTCAAACCAGACACTATAAAGGGAGCAAAGGATTTAGAAGGTTTTAAAACAAAAGGATTAGGAGGTTTAAGCCAAAAGGAAATTCAAGCTTCACTCAAAACAATCTCAAAAGAAACTGGGTTTAGTGTAAAAGAATTATCTTCTCAATTTTTCTCGCCTAAACCTTTTGTATCGTTACCAAAGCTAATAGGCTCTTCAGCTTTTTCATTATCAGGTCTCATAAGTAAAAGGGGAGTTAGTGGAAAGAAATCTTTTCCAGCTAGAAGTAAGTCATTAAAAACACCTAGATCTTCATTAGGTTTAGGTTTTTCACCATTCAAAGCATTGCCTGTTAAATCCCCATTTACATCACCATCTTTAATTTCTCCTCCAAGACTTCCTCCAAAAATCCCTCCACCAGGAATACCTATCCCCCAACTTGATGAAATCTTTGAAACTCCCTTTCCTCCTAAGAAGCCTCCTATAAGGCGACTATCTGACGAAGCTAAGAGAAAAAAGAAGAAGAGAAAGTTAAGAGGACGAGAACAACTCATTAGGCCAAGCTTTACAGGAATAATAACTGCAAAGGGTTTTGGTATTACTCCTGCTAGAGAATTTGAAAGAGCAGCTAAAGTTACCAAACTTGGAGGACTAGTTGATATTGGTATTAGTCCTGGAGCATTGAGAGGAACTAGAACAGGTTTAGTGCCAAATCAAAGAAAATCAAGAAGAGATTTTGGTTTTACGGATCTGTAGATATAATTTTTTTATCCCTACAATTATAAATATAACTAAACACCATAATATTAAAGTTCCGAGCAATTCTCCAAAAAAGCTTTCCCACATAAAAAACTCACTGGCTTTATAATAATACAAGAACCAAGCTAGTGTTAAAACATACAAGTACCATCTGGTAAATAACCATTTCAAATATTTTCCCATTTCCTTCTATTTCTTTTTTTTAATAAGTTCTTCAATAGCTAAATCAAAAACTCTTTGTGGTGAGACATTCTGCTCACTTAACCACTTAGATACACTCTTTGTAGTCTTAAGATTAATCCTTTCTGTTTTTGGTTCATCTTTTGTTTTTCTTACAACATCTTTTAATTCCATTTTTTCCTCCTGTATGTATTTATATATGTCTTAAGGACATACACCATACTATATAAATCTTCCTATTTTTAATAATAGAAATGTTTTTAACTAACATTTGATTAATCCACATATGGCAGGAGAGATTTCTGAAGCAGACTTGATTAGAGAACAACAACAAACTCAGATTGCTAATGATCCAAATGCTATGTATGCAGATGCAATGAGGGAAGAAAAGGTTACTAATATCTTACAACAAATTAATCCAGATAATCTATTAGCAGATATTGAACATAGAATTAGAGGAGAAAAAAAAGATTGGACAGGGGAGTGGGTTCCAATATCTAAATCAGGAGTAGTAGTATCTGAAGATTTGATTGCTCACTTTATTTCTTTCTTAGGTTCTATACTAAACCAAAATACTTCAATGAGTAATTTTTCCCCACAAGAAATTAATAACCTTATGGATTTAATTAGGAACTGGGTAAGGCAACATCTGGTTGTCAATGCAGAAGCATATGGTATTGCTGGACAATATAGTGAATATGATAGGATAGGTCATATAATATGTGCTACGTGTTTTACTGTTTTAAAGAGAGCCCAAAATGGACAAGAGTCTAGGAGGATATTCAAGATAATGAGATTAACAGAAACCAATAATCCAAGCAGGAATAAGGGAGGACTTATAGAAAACTTAAAGTTCTGGTAAAAATGGCAACAGATATAGGAAATGTTGTGAGTGGAGTTATCCCCCAGGGAAGTACAATTGGTTTCATGATGTTAATTGGAACTGTAATGGTTCTAATGCTTGTAATTGTCATATTTATTGGTTTTATTATATGGAATAAGAAACGTTGGAATTTAAATGTTGAGATTAAACTTCCAAGAAGTGATGGTCAGATTGTAAATGGAGAATGGGGGAAAGGTTATTTCAACACTAAAAGAGGAGTTGTATTTATCAAGAGACCAGGATTTATCTCACCTAAGATACCTTTGAAAATATTTGATCCAAAGAGGTATCTTCAAGGTGATAAACTAATTACAGTAGTACAATTATCACCATCAGACTATAGACCAATACTTCCTACTAGTTATCTTAACTATGAAGTAGAATATGAAGATGATAAAACAGGGGAAGTACATACTGTTAAAGAATCTGTATTAAATATTAAATGTGATACTGGACATTCTAAAGCTTGGGAACAAGCATTTGATGCAGCTTCTAGACAGGCTTATAGTCTAAAGAGTTTCCTACAACAATTCCAAACACCTATTGCTATTGCTATTGTTCTAGTAGCAGTTTTCGTGGGCTTCGCAGCGTTGTGGACGCAGATGCCTGGATAAAGGGAATGGACACGGATTCACTTAAAAATGAGAGACATAAACTTTCTACTGAATATAACTTTAAGAGATCTAAACTTACTAAACAAATTAATAAGATTAGGAGAGTAGAGTGTAAGGAATTTAGAAAACAGCATAAAGCTCTATTCTTAACTTTTGACTGTATAATAGTTATGTTGATATTATTTAATTTTGGTGCTTTATTCATTACAAATGCAATGGTAGTAAAATCTACCCCAGAAAAACAATTCCAAGAAGCAAACCCAATTGCTGCTGAGATACACGATTATGAACCACATCCAGAAGGAAAGACATTTATCAATACTATTGTATTCTTTATATTCATATGGAGTTTATTGACCTTTGCATATGTTGTAGTGAGAAATAAAGTTTCAAATGATAGGACTCTATACCCATTACTCTTTGTGATTATATTCTATCTCTTAGCTCTAACAACAGATTTTGTGAATAACTTAGGGTTTTACATAGGTACTAAATTATGGGGATTATAAATTGGGTAATGTATTTAATATAGCAAATCTATAAACTTTCAATGGGAAACAAAATACTAATCTTATTTCTCCTTGTATCTTTAATTACTTTTGTAAGTGCTCAACTACCAACGTGTAGTGATACTAATGAAATAGACATTAATGACATCCCTTGTGTTGGATTTACTATTGCTTTAAACTGTTCAGAAAATATAACAATATTCAATGCAACAGATGTAACAATAAATTATTCTATAAATATGTCTATCTTTACAGAGAATGTATATAACTTCACAGTCAATCTCTCTCGTGGGGGTTATGAATTTATTGATTGTGGGAACAACACAGCAACAATAATTGTTGGATTGTTTGAACAAGGTTATGGAATAAATCTATTTGGAATAATTTTCCCTTCTATATTTATTACAATGATCTCACTATTTGTATCAGGGAGGATGTTTAATAGATATAAAGAAGAAGATGAAGAGAATTATAATACTTTATCCAAAGATAATGATGAAGATTCTTTTGTTCCAAGGAATAGATTACTTCCTATTATCTTCATGCTCTTTGCATTTATACCAATGATATTTATGATTGGATTTGTTAACGCACACCTAGAAGAATATATTACAAGTGCTAATATAACAACTTTCTATGGTTCATTTTATGTTATGTTTTCTATACTATTCTATGGTGTGGCTTTAATTAGCTTTGTTGTCTGGTTAAGTTCATTTATTAAAATGAGAAGAGTAATGAGAGGTTTAGATGATATCGACTAATATACCAATAATAGAAGTAGACTATGGAATAGCAAATAACTTTGGAACATATATAGAAGTTAATAAGTATCTAAAGAAGTATCCTCATTTGTTCAATCCAGTAATAGAACATGAACTATCCCATACAGATAAAGTTATCTCTGCCCATGATTTAAAATTAGACTTCTATCAAAATAATAATATAAATAGTTGGGATATGCTTAAATTCATGTTTAAACATCCAAAGAGCTTTACTCAACTAGCCCCTTTCTACTGGACAAAGAAGAAGGGATTTGTATATGACCTCAACTTAATAGTAATGTATTTAATAATGATTGGGGTTTTTACTATAACCATCTACATTGGGAGTAATTATTTATGAAGAAAAAAGAACAGAAACAATGTGTGATTTGCAAACAACCTATATTAGAAGATAAAGACAAGTGGGTTAGACTAACTGATTTTGATTGTGGAACACAAACAGGAGAAGTATTTTATCATTATGAATGTTGGCACGAAAGATTCCAGATAACTAATTCTGAAAGGAAAAAACAGATGTATGTTCAAACAATGAATGCAATAAGGGGTATAAAAAATAATCTAGATAGAGGAGGAATATCTATAGTACAATGAAAAAGATATTTTTATTCCTACTTACTCTTATATTATTGCCTCTAGCCTCTGCATTGACTTCTGGAGAAGGTACAATAATATTTGGAGCTATTTTTTCAATGGGAGTAATTGTTATTTTCTTTTTAGCTCTTAGTATAATTGTTAAAAACAATCCAATGAAAGTGTTTTTTATGAGTATGTCTTTATTAACTATCCTTGCATCAGTTGGAATGGGAGTATCTGTGATGCAGGAATTCTTCTCAGATTTAACAAAAATAACTTCAACCTACGGTTCTTTTTATATTATGTTAGTAACTCTAACTGCTGGTGGTTTATTTGCTTTAATAATTTATTTAATCATCGTGGCCTTTAAATCTTTTAATGTTCATAGGGGATTAGTGGATGAAGATGAAGAGTATTAATTTCTATTAAAAAACATTTCTATTTAAGGTAATGTATTTAATATAGAAAAACTAATCTTTTAATATGAGTTCAAGGAAGGTTACAATTGCTGTAGATGAACAATTCTTTAAAAATATTTTTGAAAAGCAGAGAAAACAATTACAAAACCAACTTGGAATTATTAATTTATCCCAACCTAATTTTACAAAGATGATTAGAGGACTTAAAGTTATAGTTCCAAAAAAAGAGGTTTCTAATTTTAAAACAAAAAGGAAAAAAAGAAATGATATGCTTAAAATCTAAGAAGGGTGATTTGCCAGATATGTTGATTTTCTTAGTGACAATATTTGTATTTGCTATTGGATTACTTGTTCTAGCATTTGTTGTGCCGTCAATAGCAGATGGTTTAAGTGATGCTGGGTTAAATGAATCTTCAGGAGGATATGATGCAATAGATGAACTATCTGAATTAGGAGCAAATGGTTTACAAAAAGGTTTTTTCTTTTTATTTGTAGGGTTTATAATGAGTACAATGATTACTGCATTCTTAACAAGAACACATCCAATATTCTTATTTATGTATATCTTCTTCTTAGGAGTAACTCTATTCTTAGGAGGCTATCTTGGGAATGCCTTTGAGCAATTTGCATCAAGTCCTGTTCTTGTAGATACTCTAGGCTCCCAAGGTTTGATTTCAGTAGTAATGCAAAACATTGTAATAATAACATTAATTACAGGAGCCTTGTCAATAATTATAGTATTTGCTAAGTTCTCTAGTTTCTTTGGTGGAGCTAGACAGGGGGGATTATGATGAAAAATATACTTGGATTACAAGAATATAGGAGAATCTATTACCAGAAAAATAAAGAAAAAATAAAAGGTAAGGTTAGATTATGGATTAAAAATAAGATAAAAGAAGATCTAGATTTTGCAATAAGAACTAGATTAAGAAGAAGATTAAGTTATGCAATAAATCTATATTTAAAAGAAAGAAGATATCTTAAAAGTAGGGATTTTCATTTAGACTATGAAAATATAATACATCATCTAAAACCCTTTCCTAAATATATTAAAGATTACCATATAGATCATATTATCCCTCTATGCTCTTTTGATCTAACAAAAAAAGAGGAAATATTAAAAGCTTTTGCTCCAGAAAACCACCAATGGTTATTAATCAAAGAAAACCTTGTAAAAGGAGGTAAAATAGATTATGAAAAATAGAAACTTTTTATTATTTTTGTCAATTGTGTTTATACTTTTGTTTTGTGATGTAGTCCTTGCTGATTGGACAATCGACAACGTAAAATCATATGATAAAAAGATAGAAAAAATTACTATTTATAACTGGAATTTTATTGGAAAGATATTTGATATAAAACTTGCAGAATATAAATTAGATTATAATACTTATAAATGTCTAACTAATTGTGAAGCAAGAGGTACTGCTATTCTTTATACAAATGGGTATTTGTTTACAAATATGAAGTTTGAGGATTTAGGAGGAAAAGAAAAAGAGATTCCTTATACAATTTATTTAAATACTAACTTGAGTTACCAAGTGACTGTTAATGAGTATGGGAAGGAGATTTGCGAGGAGAAAGTAACAGCCAATGGTACTCAGGAGATTTGTGGAATGGAGTTGTTAGGGAATCATATAGAAACAATAGAGAGGTGGACTTATATACCTTATGAAGGGCAAATATTGAGTGAAGGTACTTATGAATGGAAACTTGAAGGTACTAAAAATATAGGGGAAGATATTGATTGGATAGGATCTGCTTTTGGTGAAGATTTATCAGAATGGGCTGTTTGGGCTGGTGGAGCAGCTTGGCAATATAAAAATTGTTTTACTGTAACTAATAATGATCCAATAGAACTGGCAAATGTTACTCTTAATAGAACTTTTGATACAGCAACATTAATAACTGCTGGTAAGATGGAATCTGGTTGTGAAGATTTAAGAGTAATTGATGATGACATTGGAGAAGAGATTGCTTTTAACTTTACAGATCAAACTTGTGATGATGCTAATACAGATATTTTCTTTAATGTTCCTAATTGGTCTGCTGGAGAAACACAATCTATCTGTTATTATTATGGAAACTCTGGAGCTTCTGGAGGCGGAGATGATTGGAGAAATGTTTATATGGAATATGATGATTTCAATGATGGCGATACTTTAGATACAAATAAGTGGGTTAGGAATGGAGCAAATATGATTGTAACTAATGGGGTTCTACAAATCTTTGGGACAACTGCTACTGATAATGTTACAAGTTTAAGAACCTGGAGTGAACCAATACAAATAGATGCTGACATCTTAATCAATTTTGCTGAATCAGATGGGGATTCAGCATACTTTTCACATGGAGAATTAGTTGATGATAACTATACTCAAATGATAGTCTCTGGATTTACTAATGAACACATGATTTTAATAAACAAGATAGATGGATCTATAAGCCAACAATTTAATCTTGGTACAATGGCAGATGACACAAGGTATAATATAACCTTAACAATAAATTCTACAACTTCTGAAGTATTCATTGATAGAGTATTAGATGTGCAAAATGTATCTAGATTGGAAACTGTTGATGCTAAACCTGTCCAGATATATCCATTTGACACTATAGATGTTAATGTAACAGAAATAATAATATCTAGATTTATTAGTGCAGAACCAACTTATTCTGCATTTGGAGGAGAAGAATCTACTTCAACACCAATGGAGGTTAATGTTACTTTAAATACACCAACAGATAACTCTAATACACAAAGTACCTCTGTCTTATTTAATGGAACTTTTATAGTTACTAATGGAAACTTTACTAATACGACAATCTTTGTATGGAGATCAGACGGAACAGAATTAGCAACAAATTTTACACTTATAAATGGAACAATAAACTCCACAAAATTAGCTATAAATAATCTATCTGTAGGAACTGGATTCCAGTGGAACTATTTTGCTTGTGCAAGAAATGTTACTTCTTCTATCTGTAAATTTGCAATAAGTAATTTTACTCTAGATGTGGTGCCATTTACTGAAGTTGCAACATCTTTTAATAGAGATATTGATGAAACTTCTAGACAATCATTTACATTAGATATAACAACACTACCTAGTATATTAACTGTTTCTTCAAAATTAAATTATAATAACACAAAACATAATGCAGATACAACTTGTACTAGTGGAAGTTGTATAATTTCAACAGATATAGATATTCCTTTAGTAAGTTCAGGAGAATCAGAAAATAAAAGCTTTTTTTGGGAAATAGCAGTATTTGATGGAACTAGTTCATTTAATTTTAATTCAACAACAAATCAACAAAATGTCTCAAGAATACATTTAGAAGAATGTAATGCAACATGGCCAACAGAAACTTTAAACTTCACAACATATGATGAACAAAATTTATCTAAATTAAATCCTTTTCAATTTGATGGTTTCTTTGATTACTGGCTAGGATTTGGAACAGTAAAAAGAAATAAATCTTTTAGTAAAAATGTAACAGAAATGACTTTATGCCTAGATCCTAATGTAACAATAAGTACAGATGCTATTATAAATTATGATGAAGTTGGTAATGGAACCCTCTATACTAATAGATTTTATTATTTTGATAATCACTCTATAAACAATGTCTCGCAAGAAATTAAAATGTACCTCTTAAAATCAGCATCATCTACCTCATTTATACTAAAAGTTCAGGATGAAAACTTACTGCCAGTTGTTGATGCAATTATAGAAATTCATAGATTCTATCCTGGGGAGGGGGTATTTAAGATAGTGCAAATAGCCAAGACAGATGATAATGGTAAATCAATTGGATTCTTTGAAACAGAAACAGTTGATTACAAGTTTATAATAAAAAAGTTAGGTGTTACACTCTTAGAAACAGGGCAACAAAAAGTTATTCCAGAAACATCTCCATTTACTTTAACTTTTAATATTGGAACAGATTTAGGTGAACCTTGGACTTCTCAAGATGAAATTGAAGATTTAGAATCTACTTTAACTTGGGATGAAGATACTGGAATTGTTACCTATACTTATATTGATTCTTCTGGAAGTTTTACTCAGGCAAGATTACTAGTACAAGAACAATCTCTAACAAATATTTCAGCATATAGAACTATCTGTAATGATACAGTAGCTATATCTTCTGCTACAATGACTTGTACTGTTGGAAATGATACTGGTTTTTATATAGCTAGTTCATTTATTACTCGTGCAGCAGAAGGCCTAGATTTACAAATTTCATTCAAGATAGAAGATTTTTCAAGTGTGGTAGGGATATTGGGCTTATTCTTTGGGTGGTTCTTAATACTTATAGCTTCATTTATGTTTAAATTTAATGAAATTGCAGGAATATGGTCAACTACAATTACTATTTTCCTAGTTAATCTCATGGGATTAGTTAACTTTGGAGCTGTATTTGTTAGTGCTATTATTGGGATTGCAATTATATTAACATGGGTGATGGAAAAATGATTAAAAAACCTTTTTTAACAAGAGACTTTGTAATTGCAGGAATACTCTTTAGTGGTTTGATTGCTTTATTTGTGTTAGCTATTGCTGGAATCCAGGATGAATATGATAGCACTTTATTAACTAATGAAGAATTTGCAGGTAAATATGATAAACTTACAGAACAAACAGAGAAGATAGAAACTGCTAGATCTGCTGCTGCTGCAGGAGAAGGTTTAAGTTTCGTTGGTACATTTGATGTAGCATTCCAGTCAACCTTTACAGTTATACAAATGGTATTTTCAACACTAAATTTATTTGGAGATATGACAGGAAGCTTTGCAGAAGACTTTGGATTTGATCCTACTGTAACAAGGATAGTATTTATAATAGGTCTTTCCATATTAGCTACAATAATAACATTTATCTGGATTAGTTCCATCAGCAGAGGACGATTATGATGGTATATAAATTAAATAAACGTCAAAAAGAACAAAGAGAAAGAGATGATTTAAGAACAAAAGAATTATTAGAAAAAGGATATAATGTCATTAGAATATGGGAAAATGAAATAAAGAAAATGAGTGTGGATGATTTCAAAAATAAATTAGAGGAGATAAATGTCTAATGGTTTTTAATAGTTCATACTATCCCATACCAACTCCCGAACAAACACGAGATCTCCTTAGTATTTTCCAGTTTGTATCAAACGATTTAACTGGAGGGTTATTCTTTCCTTTGATGATATTAGCCATATGGGTTGTCCAATTCATTGGAGTATTAGCAGAAGGACGACCAGCCTCAAGGGCTTGGGTTTATGCAAGTTTCACAGCAACTATCCTTTCTATCATGCTAGGACTTCTAGCACTCATTGAACAAAAATGGATCTATTTACTAGTAATTGCAGTTTCACTAGGAGCTTTCTGGATTAAATTAGCATCTGCGAAGTTGAGTTAACATGGAAAAAGAAAAGAAAAAATCTAAAACAAGTCTTGTAAGAGTATCTAATAATTTAATAGATTATATAAAATTTATAATAAAAAGATACAAAGAAGAATATGATATAAATATAAACTTTACTGAAGCTTCTAACCTTCTTGCTAAAAGGGCAGGAAAAGAAATATTATTTAAATAATACTTGTTAACACTTGTTAGCTAATGTTAACAACATAATTACTAATGTATGTATATTAATCTTTTTTAATATATTCTATGGAGATTGTCCATTTTGCAGATATGATTGAAAGGGGGTTAAGAAAATGAGATCTGTTTTAGCTAAGAAAGGAATACAATTAAACCAAGCTTTTGGAGCAGTATTAACACTAGTTCTTGTAGCTGTTTTAGTGATTATTGCTATCTTCTTATTTGTAACATTAAGTGCTAGTTTCGACACAGATAGTGCGGAGGCAAATGCATCTGATGATATGGTTGACGAATTTAGTGGATATACATCATTGATTGGTTTAGTAGGTACAATTATATTCTTAGGCTTAGTAATAGGTGTTCTTGTAGCATCTTTTGCATTCGGAGGTCGAAGAGTTTAATTAAACTCTAACTTGGAAGGGTAGCCCCTCCTTTCTAACTCAAAGGGGCATTAGGTATTTTATTATTTTTTATTATATTTGAATAAAAATATAGGTGTAAGGAGGTTAAAAATTATGGAAAGAAAGAAAGGAATACAACTAAATCAAGCATTTGGAGCAGTATTAACACTAGTTCTTGTAGCTGTTTTAGTGATTATTGCAATAGTTATATTTGTAAATCTTGGTGATAGTTTTGCTGCATCTGCTACTACTACTGGAAATGATACAATAACTCAAGCAGAATTTACTGCGGGAGGAGATAGTGTATTATTAGATAATACTAGTTTATGTGGTTCTAGTGATTTTGTTATTAGTACAGACGTAGTAAATGATTCTAGAGATGTAATTAATTCAGCAAATTATACTTTAACTACTGCTGGAGTGTTTACTAACCTAACAAGTGAATTTCCTAACTCTAATTGGCATGTAGAAACTACATCAACTTGGGGTTCAGAAGCTTGTACGGCAAGTGATGAATTTACATCAGAATTTGATAACTATACATCACTAGTAGGACTTGTAGGAACAATAATCTTCCTAGGATTAGTTATAGGGATTTTAGTTACCGCATTTGCATTCGGTGGAAGGAAAGAAGTTTAATCCTTCTACCATTTTTTTATTTTTTTATAGTAAGTAAAGGAATATAAAGATGGTAAAAAAAAGAAAATTCAAAGTACCAAAAGGGATACCTCTAAAGGCATTCGAGAATATGACAATAGAAGAGATACGTAAACTTAATAAACAATATAAAAAATTAATAAAAGGAGGTGAGAAATAATGCCAATACTTCAAACATTTAATAAAAAAACAAAAGCATGGGTGAAATTTAAGTTTACAAAAAAAGGAGTTAAATTCCTAGATGTTAAACAAAGAAACCCAACAAAACCTTTCAAAGGTATTAAAAAGGTTAAAAGGAGAATTTAAAATCGCAAGAAAGAAAAAAAACAAAGACCTATTTATAGACAAAATAGAGAATTGAAAGGAGGAAAGAAATAAAATCGCAATTCATAACAGCAATACAAAAACAAATGCTAAGAAGATGGCATCTAGATTTAGAAAAATGGGCTTTAACTCAACTGTTTTTAAGAAACAAGGTGGATATGGAATATCTGTAACTAGAAGTAAAAAGAAATAAAATGGCAAAAACAATTGCTCAAATAAGGAAAGAAATAGCATTGCAAAAAAAGAGACTTGCTAAAGAAACTAAAATTATAGAATCTATTGCAGAAAGGCAAAGACTTAGTAGAGAACTCTTCGCATTAAGAAATAGAAAAATTATTGGAGTTGGAGCAAAAGCAAAAAGATTATCTAAGAAATTTGGGAAAGGACTTTTAAAAGCTGGTCAGAAGGCAGCACCAGTAATACAAAAACAAGCTAGATTAATTAGAGAACAACAGCTAAGAGACGAGGCAATTGCTAAAGCAAGAGAGAAGAAAACAAAAGCCAAAACTCCAACTAAATCTCTTACCAAACTTGTTCCTGTAAAAAGTAAAGGTAAAAAAAAGTTATTTAAAAAAATTAAAATAAGAAGCATAACAAAGAAAACAAAGAAAAAAGAACCAAAAGCTCCAAGACTTTTTGAACCTCTTGACTTCTAACTTAATGGTAATGTATTTAATTTAAGTTTTCTACACTTTTACCATGGGAAGGGTAATATATTTATTAATAATTGTGTTTTTAATTTCTAGTGTTTCTGCAATCTCTTGGAGTGGGGGAACAACCTTTGAAGTTGGCGTTGGAAATCTCTCTGAATTAGATGATGTAAATAGCACTAGTGTTCTTGGAGCTAGTGATAATGACGTTCTAACTTGGAACTCTACCTTACAACAATGGACTGCCAAGATAGCTTCTGTTATTGGAGGTACTGGAGACTTTTCTTTTTCTGATTATCAAGATTCTTGGGATAAGAACTGGTCAGAAATGACAACAGATGATTTAACTGAAGGCACAACTAACTTATATGATAATGAAACATGGAATCAAACATTAGGAGATGAACTTTATGCACCAATAGGTTCTAGTAGTTCCATGAACTTAACTAATGTCGCATTCACAAACCAATCACAATCTTTTAATGGAACACAAACAATTAATGGTGCTTTAAATGTTTCAGGGAATATAACTGGAGAAAATATCACAACAAGAGGTTATTTTGAAGGACAACCTATTGATGGAAGTATTGGAAGTGGGATAATTAATGCTTCTAAAAATAAAATTCACTGTGGATGTATTAACGCTTCAAATGAGGGGGGGTTGGATGTTAAGTACCCAGATATGGAAATAAGAATATGGAATTATGGAGAATCAATTCATTGTACTATCACCGAAGATACTATAACAGTTCCAGATGAATCTCATCAAGTTTATTATGTTAACTCAACTTGTGATATTGCAAATGTCACATGGACAACTTATTTTGAACAAGACCTAAATCCACCTAATTTTGTGAGGATATTTGATGTATTTACAGCCGAAGGAATAATTGAATTAATAAAAGGTGGTTCTGTTTTAGGATTAGACTCAAAAAAATCAACATGGAGTAATGTAAATTGTGGAGGAGGCGGACATTTAGCTGTCTGTGATGGTATAGATGTAGAAGAAAATACATTTCCAGAAATAAATCAGACATTAGGCCACTATGATTATATTAAAACAATTGTTACATCACAAAAAAGAACAAGCACTTATCAGGGAATTCATTTAGTTCATCACATTGGAGGTGATTGGACTCATTCAAATAATACTGCTCTTAATTTAACATCGTGTGATGATGGAACAGATTTAATAGACTGTTCAGATAATAAAGTTAGAAGATATATTGTTTATTCTATTGGATGGGGGGCTAATACAAAAATACATCAATTAGCTCCATTAGATACTGAAACATATCTTAATTTAGGGGACTGCGTTGATCTAGAAAGTAATCCACAATCTCAAATTATTCCTTCACAAGAAGATGGAGTTGCTGTTATCCATCATATTTTTTGTGCAAAAAGAGATAGTGATGAATGGAGTGATGGAGCATGGGTTGATATTAGGTCTAATGGTGGTGGAGCTGGAGCTTCTCCAGACTTATCTATTTTTTTAACAACAGATGGCACAAGAAGTTTAACTGGAAATTGGAATGCTGGAGTTTGGAATATAACTGCAAATACTTTTTATGGATTATGGAATAATTCGGTGCTTTATTATTTAAGCACAGAAATTGTGAGTATGATTAATGGGAACTTTTCTTTATTAACCTCATCAGCAGAAGCTAACTATTCAGATTTACATAATTCAATTGTTGAAAATCGCACAGAAAGCGAGGCATGGATTAATACTTCTATATTACAAAATAGAAGTGAAATAGAATCAGATACTTTTGGTGCAGATGAAGGTAACTATTCATTAATAGTTGGAACAATAGAAGCAAACAAAACTTTAACAGACGAAAATCTCTCCAGACTACAGAGTGGTAAACAAGGTATAATAGATCAAAATCTAAATACAACAGATTCAATTACTTTTGGTAATTTAACAATAAGTGGGAATACTTTAATTAAAGGAAATTTAACTGTAATTGGAAATACATCTATACAAAATATTACCCAAGTTAATGTTAATGTAACCAATAGCATTGAACTAAATGGAACAACAATTCTAGACTGGAGAAATTTAGATGTTTTCTTTTGGTTGAGTGTAACAGTTAATTCTGCTATTTTTGGAAATACTTCTTCTTTAACTAGCCAAGCAAAATCTAATTATACAGAAATAAATATTAACTTAAACAATTCAATTGCAGGAAACATATCTGAAAATAATGCTTCGTGGACTTCCACATTTAACAAAACATATGATGATTATAAAACCAATGTTAGTCTTAACTATTCCCAATTGACATTCGATGAATGGGATGCCAGATGGACTGCAACATTTAATATAAGTTATGAAGATTTTTTAACTGCGTTAAATAGTTCTTTAAATAACTTAAATAATTCACTTAATAGTTCTGCAAATGTCGTCTTTGAAGAATTAAATGTAACTGATTTTTATTTACAAGGAGGGGATATTTGGATGGATAATGGGGATATACATAATATATCACAACTCAATTCGCTAGAAATTTGTATTAAAGATGATTGTAGAACTGCATGGCCTGCTGGTGCAGCAGGAGGAAACCCTTTTGACCAAGATTTAAATACCACCCAAAATGTAACTTTTGATAGATTAACTATTACTGGAATTAATGGAGTGGTAAATACAACAGCACTTACAGCACTTGGTTCTACATACTGGAAATGGGTTCAAGACTCTACAACAAGCTTGACAAATTATTGGTTAAATACAATTATTAGGGATGCAATAAATGGTAACTTTTCTTCATTGACTTCTTCAGCAGAACAAAATTATTCAATACTTAATATAAATATAAATAATGCAATAAGCCAAAACATAACAGATTTAAATAACACAGTTGTTCACACTTCAACTGATGAAACAATTGACGGAGTAAAAACATTTAGTGAATTTCCTCAAAAAAGTGGGAGCTTGACTCCATCTATAAATGAAGAATTTGTAACTAAAGGCTATGTTGATCCATTAGTAACTGGAGCTTCAGTTAGAGAATCATGTCAAGTTGCTACTGTTTTTAATATCACTTTAAACCAGACACAAGATATTGATGGAGTCACAGTTATTGTTGGAGATAGAGTTTTAGTAAAAAATCAGACAGAACCAAGATGGAATGGAATATATGTTGTAACAAATAATAACTGGACAAGAGCAGAAGATTTTGATAGTAATGAAACAGAAATTGTTGCAGGAGCATATACTGCAATTATTTTAGGAAATAGTTTTAATAATACTTTGTGGATTATGCACACTCCAGGACAAATTATTTTAAACACAACTGATTTAAATTGGTCACTACTTTCAAAACCAACAACCTATGAAGGAGGAGATGGAATAAATATAGATGGGACAATAGCAGTTGATTTAAAAGCAAATACTGGTTTAGATTTTGATACTAGTAAACTAACTTTAAGTACAAATACCACTGATTTCTCGATTGTTGCTGGAGCATTAACTATCGCAAAAACAATTATTTCAACTATAACTAGGGGTGATTCAAGTATTATTATAACAGGTACAGATTTAGATCCAATAATACAAATCAATGAAACTTGGATTAATAAAACAATAGATGCTCGTGGGGTGGAAAGTAGTGACGGAAATTTAGTTAATTATACCCATGAAGTATTTGAAGCATATAATAATGTTGAATTAACAATAACAACTGCAAGGCAGGAAGTTCCGTTTGCTTCTGAAAAAACAACCTCTCCATTTTATACACATAGTGCAGTTACTAATAATGGACAAGTTACTATCAATGTTGGTGGGAAATACAAAATCTCTTCTGGAGTTAGTTTTTATATTACTGGAACTGGTTCTGGAAAAGGAGATGCTATTGAAATTAATTTACAAAAAGATACTGGATTAGGATTCAATGATATAGAAGGTTCTAGATCAAGAGAATTGCTTTCTGAAGATTATATAACTTCTGGTGCAGATACAAGTTTTGAAACTTTTGAAACTTTAAGTGAAGGAGATATAATCAGAGTAACAGCTCACAAAAAAGGGGGTATCCCAATAAATGTTTTAGATAAATCTTCATTTATCTTAATTGAATACACAAATGTTTCTGGTACTGCTGGACAGATTACTTATATTAATAATATTACAGGAATTGCCAATGACACAAATGTAAATTTAACTTCAATTTTATCTGGAAATATTTTGCCAAGGATTGATTCTTTTTTTAATCTAGGTTCAGATACTTTTAAATGGCTTACTGGTTTTTTTCAGAATATAGAAGTTTCAGGAAATGCAACAATTAATGGAAGCTTATGGGGAAGAGATGATACATCAGATGATATATTGCTTTGTAAATTTAATCAAGGAACAACCTGTGCTAATGGCGAGACTGGAACTTTAACGACTGGGAAAATAAAAGGAATATGGCATCTGGAAGAAGGAACTGGAACTAACTTAGATGATGAAGGTGGAAACTCTTATGATTTAACAACCGTAAACACACCTACTTGGACATCCGACGGCAAACATGGTTCTGCTCTTGATTTTGAAGATAGTAGTTCAGAATATGCTTATAGGACAGCTTCAACAATTGGACTTAATGAAGTAACGTGGGGTGCTTGGGTGAAAGCTGAAAGTGTAGATGCTACCTCAATGGATATTGTAGCAAATGGTTTTCCTTTTAGAGTGAAAATGGATGATACTTCATTTTCAGCAGCAGCCAATACAGATGGTGGAGGAATACAATCAGTAACTTGGTCAACAACACCTTCAACAGGAACTTGGTATTTTGTTGTTGCAACTTTAAGCCAGAGCAATCAAAGATTAAGAATTTATGTTGATGGTGATTTAAAAGATACAAATACAGATGCTT